TTGACTTTGACTAGTAAATCCACTATCAGTTAAAAAATGATTACCTTGTCCGCTTACATCAGCACCTAGTCTGTTACTAGCGTTAGATTGAATTAATAATTTTGTGTTACTATCAGATGTAAATGAGGCAGTAGGAACTGTATATGATGTACCTGTATATCTAGCAGTATTAGATATTCTTATTTCATCTAAATATCCTGTATAAGCTTTTGCGCCACCGTTATATTCACCAATTGTTAAAGCTCCTATATCTAAATCATTTGTAGAGTTAGCTCTTTGTGCCTCTCTGGAACCGTCAACATAAATGTTTAATGTACCACTTTCTCTAACAACAGCACAATGGTGCCACGCTTCGTTTCCTAAATCAGTTGTGCCTTCAGTATGAGCGTCCCATGTCGCACTATAAAAAGTTAATTTAGGTGTAGCTGCTGTTGCACCAAGATTTACTCTAAAATGATTTGTTCCTGGGTCATTTATTATAGTATGATAAGTGTTTGATTGATTACTCATATAAGCAAAAAATTCAACAGTAAAATCACCTGTGCCAAAATCAAAATCTGCGGTATCTGCTAAAGTTAATTTATCACCTGAACCATCAAACTCTATACTTGTATCACCAAATTTTGCTTGGTCTACTGAATGGTGAACATTTCCAGCTACTGTAACTGTTTTGGGGTTTGAACTTCTATCGGCAAATAAAGCGTTAGATTCATCTTTTTCAAAGTCTAAATAAAATCCATTTGTGCCAAAGGTTAAACCAGATACATCAATGGGTTTCCAGATGGTAGGACTATCACTGTCAAATTCTCCAAATGATGTTGGGGTAAGTTGTTGTCCGTCAATAAAAGTTATTTCTGTCATGTAACCATCAAAATAAGCAGTACCCCAATTCTGTTTTCCAATAGCATGACCAATATTATTATTTACAAACATATCTGTGTTTTGTGATGGATAACCATTAACTACTTCTGTTAGTGTTATCTCTGATCCGTTTACATAAATTCTAACTCTATTTGCTTCTGTAGATTGTGTTGTATCTACTGCAAGAACTATATGATACCAAGCTGACGGGTCTCTATATTTTGCATCTTGTGAAGAAACAAGATAACGATCACCACTAACCTCATAATCAAAAATAATATATCCTTCATCAGCAACATTTAATGCATTTCTATTACTAGCATCTGTTGACGCACTAAAAATACATCTATCGCCAGTAACTGCACCTAATTTAATCCAACTACTCCAAGTCCAAGTTCTTCTATTACTAGCACTACTTGGAGTCCTTGATAAATAATTTGAACTTCCATCATCAAATCTTAATGAGTTATCAACTTCATAACCACCTTTTATAGAATTGGTTCCAAGAATTAGCGGCATGAATTAACTCTCCAATCTTGGTAATTCGCCTAGGGGTCTAGTGACTGATCCGTCTTCTTGCTCTGTGTATGTGTATAATGTTTCTAAAGCTGGAGTATCACTTGCGTTAGTTATTGCTGTTTCCATTTCAGCTTGTTTTGTTCTTACTGCGTCTCTATGAGTAGATATAGCACTTGGTATCGCAGTAGATTTTTCTGCGTTTCTAGTTATGTACCAATCAGTTTTAGAAAGATCATCAGCAACTTGTTTTTTTAAAGTTTCTATTAATTGTGTTTTTAAACCTTTAACAGCAACATCGCCAACATCTTTACCATCTGGTATTAGATTATCTGTTTTATTTTGTTCTGTGTATAACGTATCTGCATGTGCTTTAGCTGTAGCAGTTCCCCAGGATCTAGTTACTTTATTATCTGCAAATGCGTAAGATTCATTTGTATTGGTATACCATTTTTCATCTTTAAAGTTTGTACTATTAGTCTCAACTTCATATATACCAATTGCATTTAATTCTGCTTTTGACCATAAAGAAAATATCTTTGCAGGGTATCTTACATCACCTATAACTAGTGATTTAGGACTTGTTATTATTTTTTTTATTTTATTATCTTCTACTAATGCGTGCATATTTTAACTCTCACTTAAATTTAATGTTCTTCCAACTTCTTGCCAGATAGCACCATTGTATCTGAAGACAAGAATATCAGTTTTACCATCTGATGATGTAAATGTTGGAGCTGTTGAAGCGGCAAACTCAAACACAGTATTAAATGCAATTGTGTGTGAGCCATTGTAATTAATTTCTAAACAAATAAATGAACCTTCAACTGAATTAGTTGGTGCAGCAAACGTTGTATTTTCTGTCGTTAAATGATATGCGTTTGGTTTAGCCTGAACGTCCCAAGCGACTGCGTTTGATGATGATGTTAATGCTTGTTGTGGAATATAAGCAAGATCATTGAATTTTATATATCCACTTCCTTTTGCAGTTAATTCTAAACCTACATTTGTATCTCCACCTGTTGCAGATAAAACAGGATTGTTTCCTGTTGCTGCGTTAGCGATAGTAAATTCATTTACCGCTGATCCAGTTTCTGAAAATTTTAATAATTCTAATGTGCCATCACCTAAAGAGTTTCCATTGACATCTAACATTCCACCTAATTGAGGAGAACTGTCATTTGAAAGGTCTGTAACTCCTGATGCTATATCAGCAGCGGCAACTGTGCCATCAGTAATTTTAGCAGTTGTGATACTACTATTTGCAAGTCCATTTGTAGATATTTTAGTTAAAGCCATTATTCATTCTCCTTAACATCTTAATGAACATGGTACGATAAAAGAACCATCTCCATAAGTTTCAATTTTTGTTGTTGATAATACTTTTGCAAAACTGCTAGATTTTAAATTGTCATCTGATTGTACTTTCGCAGTTCCATCTCCATTTGATTGAAGTAAATCTCCTTTAGCAATAGTTTCGCCTTGTTTAATTCTAACTACAAATGAACCAACTGATGCTACATGGAAATCATTGTAACCTTCGCCATCATTGTCATAAGAAATAAACACACCATAAACATTTTTAGCATCTACAGTATCTGATACTTTTGACATCATGTGTTTAATGTCAGTTTCTTTAACAATCGTTGCTTCATAATCTGTACCTTTATAGTTGTAAGTAATTTTATCTCCATTAGATTGACCATCTTCTAATACATGAGGTATTACTTGTGGAATAGTTTTTCCTTCTTCATTAGTTGTATTAAAATGTAAATTATACCAATCGCACATTTCATCTAAACTTTCTAAAACTGTTCCTCTTAAAATTGTAGGTGTAGAATTATCTGTAAATCTTGACCAGTGAGTTCCAGTAAAACCATTATAAGATACTGTTCCACCATATACCGATATTGTTCCTTCTTCTGTAGTATCTTGTCTAAGGGAAACTAAAGTACCATCATTACCTAATCTATTGACAAATAAAGGTATATCACTTTGTCTAGTATTTAAAATATAACCACCATATCCAAGTTCTATTCCTACTTGAGCAACGCTTCCATCTGGGTCTGAACCAACTCCAACACCATTAGTATTACCAATATTCATTCTTTGTGAGAAAGTTGCGTTATTATCTGCTGTTCCTGTACTTGTAGTGTTAAAAAATACAAATCTTCCTTCTACTTGTTGTATAAAACTAGCTTTAGCACCAGTTGTTCTAAATTTTCTATTATTATCTGTTCCCCAATAAACATTGTTTCCAATCTCAAATCTTCTATCTCCTGTAGAAACAGCAAGAGCAGCTAAAGAACCAATGTCACCAAGATTTAATGCTTTTGTACTATATGAAGTTGTCCAAGCATCTGGTGCTGCACCAATACCAACTTGCTCGTTACTATCTATTGTAATAGCTGTTGCATCGGCACTTGATGAAATACCAGTTACTCCAGCATTAGCTGTCAAATTAGCAACTGTCATTTTTCTAAGAGCTGAAGCTGATGCATCATGTATTACAACTAAATCAGAATCATTAACTGTTGTTTCTGCTGTATGACCTGTTATAGCTGTTACGTCTAAATGTTCTTCACTAATAGCATTATCAGCAATTTTAGCTGCTGTTACAGCATCTGCATTTATTTTAGCTGTTGTTACTGCGTTACTTGCAATCTCAGAGGCTACAACCGTTCCGTCTTGTAATGATGCTGCGTTGATTTTATTTATTGCCATAATTGTTCTCTCATTTATTATTTATACTATTTATTCATCACTATCGGTTGATTTATTATATTTTTTACCATCTGTAAAATGTTGTATATTTGTTGTAAACCCAAAATCATCATCTGCATCAGCAGAAGTTGGATTAGGAGTTATGGTAATTCTCATTTCTCTTGCTTTATTAGTTGTATCTGTATCTGTATAAGCATCTGTTTGTGTTGTTTTAATAACTTTTTGAGTTGACGCTGGGCCAAATAGATAAGTCTTCGCAGTAAATCCTAAAGTATAAATTACTGCTCTTCTTTGTGAAAAATCACCAGTATAAGTATCTTCATAATCAACACTATTTAAAACTATTGGTATATCTCTTTTTATATCTAACTCTGGTATTGCATTTACAGTTACAGTAAAGTCAGGTTGAAAAAATGGTAATATTTGCTCTATAATTTGTAAACCTGCTTCAGCACTTGCTGTAAAAGTATATAACTTGTAAGATATATTATAAGGTACAGGAGTATAATTAAAGTTTAATACTTTACCCTCAGCTCCTGCTTTGACGTGTTTGAATTTTTGTACTCTAGTTAATTTTCTACTAGCGTCATATGAAATACCTGAAATCTCAAAACTCATACGAGGTAACGTTACAGCAAATTCTCTTTCTTGTAAACTTGGTTGTGCGTCTAGTCTGGCTAAAAATTTTTCTTTTGGAGCATATGCTAATGGTACTTTAATAGATTGAGTAATATTACCAGCACTATCTCGTCTTTTGATTTGTATGTTATTAAAGATTTGACCAAACCCTATGGTCATTCTTCTCA